CCACAGCCGGGTCGTATGCCCGATCCTGATTCTGCAACAGAAGCTAATATTATTGATCGTAGAGTCTCAGCCAGAGAAGATGAACGAGCAGATCTATTTAACAAGTTCCAAGTTCGTAAGGCCCAGAAGTTTTGGAATCTAACTACAGAATTTCGTCCAGAGCGTGTATTTCTTATTGATCCACGAGCGGAAACATTTATACAAGTTGATGAGGATATATCACGAGGTCAGTATGCTTTCGAGATAGATATTACTTCTTCTTCTACGGCTATGATGCTGGAGCGCAAACAGTGGCTGGATCTATTGAATCTCTTATCTGGTCAAGTGCAGGTATTCCAGATGATCTATAAGCAAGTGCCTAATTTGGCTCGAATTACAGAACTCCTATTAACAAGAGGATATGCAATTCAAGATCCTGAAACAATCCTGCCAATGTTAGAGCAAGCTATGCAGCAAGATGCTATCTTACCAGAAGAGGCCATTGCTCAATTGTCTGGTCAGCAAATGACACCAGAAACTATGGCAGCAGCTCAAGCTGCTAATCAGGGCCGAGAACAGGGCCCAGCAATGTCAGAGCAATTTAATGCATCACCTCCTACTCCAGTCGGGCAAAATGGCAGTGCTGCCCGAACTATAAGAGAGGGGCAGTAATATGACTGGGATTGTAGTTAGTGGAGCCACGATGGGCTCTATGTACGACGACGATGATGCTTCCGTAAGATTGGAGATTGTTGAGCGTAAGCTGTCTCGAATGGAGCCAGATGATCCAGAAATGCCAGCCTTGCTTAAAGAAGCTCGTACTTTGAGGAAGGATCAAAGGAGGCGGCATTTAGAAAAAGAATTGAGTGATATGACAAGTGCTCAGGAGGAATTCTAATGGGACGAAGAGCGAAGCGTAAGTCCGTTGCGGCAATTGAAAAAAAGATTCAACAGGGTGGATACAAAGAAGAAGATGATGCCTTAGGCGATCTTATGACTGCTGGCATTACTGCTTATGGTGCCAAGCTTCTTTATGATGGACTTAAAGATGCGCCCGTAGAAGATATAGAGATTCCAAAAGGCACTGAGTGGGTAGAAGAAGGTAGCACGACGGCAGGTACGAAGTGGGAGGGAGAGTCGTTTAAGCCTCCTCCCAGTACGAGGGAGAGGATAGCAGAAAAGGACGCAATGGTCGCGGAGGGCGGTGCTAAAAGCCTAGAATTGGCTCAGAGTCAAAAAGGGGACGCTGAGCGCGAAGAGGCTTTTTGGAAAAATCAAGAAAAACTGGCAGAGGGACGAAAAAAGAAACATGCACAATACAAGGAGAAAGCTAGGCTTACGAAAGAAAATATAGCTGCTACGTCGGCAGCAGCAAAAAAGGGTAGCGCTGAAAGCTTAGAATTCGCTATGGATCAAGATGCGCCAGTTCGCGAAGCCGCTCGAGAGTCTCAGATTAAGCAGGCAGCGTTTGCCGAGAAGAGAGAAGGCGAAAAGAAGCTGCAAGATAGAGGGCAGTATTGGAAAGATCGAGAAGCAGAATTTCGTAAACAAAGGCAGACTTCAGATGTAAATAAATTGAGAGAGAAGACGCGTCGATCAATTGGGCCTTCGGAAACTAGAAGTCAAATAGCTGCACATAAGATGAAAAAAAGGACAAATCTAAGTCATAAAAAGAGGCGAGAAGTTCATAAGAAGTATAATGCTCCTACAGAGGGGTTTGAGTATAAACCTCGAGAGCCATATCAGTCCCCTTATCCAACATTAAGGGGAAGAGCGGCAAACAGAGATCGCTTAGCAGAAGTGCAAGGACCACAGCAAGGACCAGATCAAGGATTAATACAACGCTTAAGAAGCCGATTGGGATTTTAGGAGAATAATAATGCCAACAGTAAATGGACAGAAGTTTCCATACACGCCAGAAGGCGAAGCTCAGGCTTCAAAGGTCAGGGCACAGAAGAGGATGAATAATCCTGCAGGAGGCAATGGGAATAGGCAACCAGCCCCACCCGTTAGGCAACCGGCAGGCCCTGCTCCATCGGCAGCTCCTACTGGGGGTTCTCCTGCGGGAAATGGTACCGTTCCACTTCGTACTAGAAATGGCACAGGAGGTCAGGGCGCAGCTGCAACTTCTATACCCTCTGCTCCAATGCAAGGAGCTGGCAGATCGGGCGACAATAGAGTTGCAGAACTTGCTTCTTTGAGAAAGAAACGAGTTTCATTGCAGCGGCAGTTAAACCAAATGCATGGCTCTGGTGAACGCGGAGCGGCTGCTAGGTCTATTATGGGCCAAGTCCAAAAAACGACAAATCAATACAATAAGGCTGCAGGAGGAGGGGCGGCACAGGGGCAAAGAGGGACGCAACGGCAAAAAGCGCCACAGCTATCTTCTCCTAGGGCGTCAGGCGCTGCACCTGCTCCGGGGCGAGTACAGCCCACTTCTGCACCACAAGGTGGACCACAGGGTGGACCACAGGGTGGTGATCAAATGTTGCCATCGGCTCCAATGTCAGCCGCAGCATCTACAACGCCAGTGGCGGCACCGCCACAACCTTCGAGCGCTCCCCAGTCGCCACCTGCTCCGGGCGGACCTCCGCAGCAGTTGCCGGGACAAATGCAGCCTAACACGACAACTAAAAATCCCAAGCGTAAACCAAAGAATACGGCGCAGGTTTCAGGTGCTACGCAACGCGCTATGGGTGGGGGCTATTAATGCCGGCGTTGTACGACTTTGAATGTCCAGATTGTGGACGTATGGAAGAAGATGTATTTGTGGAATCTGATAAGCGTAATACGACTTATATCTATTGTGGCGAAGGACATGAGGGAGTGAGGATGCAGCGTCTATTCCCCACAAGTCAGGCGATTCATTCATTTGAAGCCTATTATGACCCTTCTTTGGATTGTGATATTCATGGTCGCCGTGAAAAGAAAGAGATAATGAATGCATTGAACGTCCAAGAAGCTGGCGATGCTGTCCACGGAGGAAGAAATGCTGAATTGTCTCCGAACGCTACAGTAATTGACGTTCAAAAAGAAACAGGACGAAAGCTGTCTGATATACAACGGGAGCAAGATTATAATCATAAAGTTGCCAATAAATGGAATGTTTCATTTGAGGGATCAAATGAACAGGTAAGCTCGCTCGACACATTGTCGAATCCGAGTAAAGCCGCTCGGAAAGGGGAAACTAAGACTCGAACTAAGCGTATTAAGGCGCTGCCAGAGTCTGAATAAAAAGGAGATATAGAATGAATACCGCTACTGACCAAGAGCAAGTCCAAAGAATGGATTCGTCTGATGCTGAAGAATCGGCTTACGATCAACTTCGACAAATGGACGCCCAAGCTTCTTTGAGTGCTATGCAATCTATGGCTGGAGCGTCGGGTGCTGAGTCCATCCGCGACGCCGACCCAAACCGCCACAATGCCGCTTCTTCTGGAAATCCGGCTGGCAGATCTGGGGAGAAACCGGCAGGTCGAGATCAAGTACTCCGCTTTTTGGAAGAAAATGCCGACAGTCTTCCGGGAGGTGCGGCTACATTTCGTGATCTACAAAGGAGCGTAACTGATTTGGGGCAAAGAAATTCAGATACGCAAGCGCGACTCGAGGCCATTGAAACTCATTTAGGCGGTTCGGAAGGGACGCCAGAAGAGCCCAACCAAGATGAGACTGAGATGACTCGTAAGCAAGCCTTGGTAGACAGATTGAGGCCGGAGCAGAAGGCAATGTTGGAAGCTTTTGTTGACGTCAATGGATTCATCCGGCAGGATGATGTAGACGCAGCTGAGTCTGATAAGCTTTCTGATGAGTTTACCTCAAAGTCAATAGAAGAAGGCATTGACTTATATGGGGATGATTTCGGCACCATGGAAGATGGTCGATTTATATGGAATCCAGACGTAAAAGAGGAGGCTCGTGCCGTATTGGAGCGAATCACCTCTGATGATACAGGTATTACACCAACGGATTTGTATGCGATTCTGAGAAGCCGTACTGGCGGACCAGTTTCAAGGGCAAATTTCAACCGACAGCGTATAGCTCGGGGCGTTAGTGGCAATACTGTTTCAAGGTCTGCTCCTAATTCTACTCGATCAAATCTTAATTATAACCGAGAGCGTGGGGACACATTGGAAGATGTGACAGATCGAGCCTTGCTTGATGCGCTCTCTTCTTGATAAGGACTGAGCAATGGTACAATCAACCGTAGGGGCTAGTACCCTATCTCGTACCTACGGCCCTTTATTGTCTACAACTCTGGATAAGATTTTGAGTTCAGGGGCGATTCAAGACAATGTATACGACGCTACTCCAACCCTTGATTGGTTTAGGGGTGGAGGTCGTATTAAGGTCGTAGATGGTGGCGAGAGAATTCGTATCCCTATTATGACGGGAAAGAATAATACATTTAAGTGGTATTCTGATTACGAAATTCTTGACGTTACGCCACAGGCTGGACTGACAACTGCTTTCTTTAATTGGAAGCAGGGTGCGGTTTCAGTGTCAATTTCTGGTAATGAATTACGCCAGAATAGCGGTACAGCAAAGATTGCTGATCTCATGAAAGAAAAGATTCGCAATGCTAATAATTCATTAGCTGACAATGTTGCAACGGGCATCTTCTCTGATGGTACTGGTTCTTCCAGCAAGCAGTTGACGGGCCTTTCGGCTGTCACTGATACCACTCCAGCGACGACATCTTTTGCCAGCATTAATCCAGCTACTAATACTTCATGGCGTAATAAAGCCGTTACTTCTGTTGGCGCAGCTGCCGTGAACCTGATTCCGAACTTGCGCTCAATCATGAATCAGTGTTCGCAGGGTCGGGAAGGTGCCGCTGGTAAGCCTGACTTTGTTGTAACAACTCGGACTGTCCATGAGTCTGCTGAAGCATTGGTTACGCCGCGTATTCGCTATCAACCTAATCCTTCTGGTGGTGCAGATCTTGGAGTTGACACCGTGATGTTCAAGGGTGCCAAGTTAATTTGGGATGATTATTGCACTTCTGGCAGGGCTTATGTGTTGAGTTCTCCTCATATCATGCTGTTCATCCATTCTGCTGCTAACTTTGCGATGAGCGAAGAAGGCTTTCAGAAGCCGATTGATCAGGATGCTTTGACGACTCAGGTATTAGTGCAGCTAAACATGGCCACTAATAATCGCCGTAAGCATGGCGTTCTTGACGGTATTACTTGATACCAAAGGAGGCTTAATATGGCAGCAGGAGATGTTACAATTAGTGGAACTCATTCCAGTGGTGATTACACTGTGGTAAGAGGTACCGTAGAGGTTGATGGAGATGATAGAGATTTTGCTATTGGGCCAACGACTTCATATCTATTGTATTTCAATACTATGGTGGCCGACAATTCAGCGGGGGATGATTTAGAAGACGCTGCATTGCCAGCTATACAGTTAAATTACAGTGTAGCTGACGCGGAAACTAATGGAAGTGTTTCAATCGAAGCAACGGCTGCTCATACTTGGACTTTTGAAGCCGGTATGATTGGCGTTCTTTAATTGCATATAGACTGAAGAAAGAGAGAAGATAAATGCAATTCGCAAACGTATCTCGGGGACAAGCCGAGAAAGTCTTTGTCGTCGTGCAAGAGGGCGGCGATCAAGAGTTACTTCCGGGCAATATTGCCGAATTTGACGTTACTACGACCGATGCTGATCAGGGTTATGTGGTGTCGGGATCTAGTGTAACGGCTAATTTGACATTAGCGCCATCCAAGCCACTTGCTGGAATTTGTGATTCCACTCTTTCTACAAGTGACGTTGGAAGATTACAGATATATGGACCAGCCAATGTTAGAGTGGTGACTACTATTACAGCTGGATTGCCAGCAGCAGCTACTACTCATGATAGTGCTTCAATTGGAACCCATGTAGCTACTACTGCTTTAATGACAACGGATGCTCATTATGGCGGTGGATTAGGAGTGATTGGGACTGTTCTTGAGGCAGTAAATGCCACAAATCATACAGTTCAATTACGAATGATGTAGATTTGAAGCAGGGTAGAATTAGCGCAATGATTCTACCCTGCTTTTATAAATTTTGTAATCGGAAAGGGAAAGAGGAGAGAAATGGAAGATTTTGAAAAATATGATGGATTTGGCGAGGCAAAAGTATTAGTAGCAACGCCTAACTACACTAATGCATTTGAAGCTCCAGTTCATACAAATCACATTGAATGTGTGTCGAAGTGGACAGAGTGGGAAATTAATTTCAATTGGACAATAATTGGACGCACGTTTGTGCAGTTCGCAAGAACGCAATTATGCCAAGTGGCAGCAGATGGAGGGTTTACGCATCTCTTTTTTGTTGATGACGATGCTGTCGTTCCTCCAGAAATTTTACCTAGGTTTTTAAAGCATGATAAGGACATTGTGATAGCCCCTTATCCAATGCGTAGATACCCACATGCGATTGGGGTTTTAAAAGCTGAAAATTGGCGCGATCATGGCACATATAGAAATTTAACATTTGACGATTTAAACAAAGGACTTGTTGAAGTAGATGGAGGTGGGACGCACTGTATGTTGATTAATGTAGATGTGTTTCACAAAAAAGGCATGACAGCTTCTTTTGATATAGGCTCTACTAAAAAGAATGAAGAACGTAGTCTTTTTGAAGAAGACGAAGAGGCCGCACATACTGGACCCGGAGGAACGGGAACTCCCTTTTTCGTTATGCCTAAGTCCGGAACGGAAGATATGTACTTTTGCTATAGGGCCAAGCTAAAGGGCAGTGAGGTTTGGTGTGATACAGATGTATTTGCCGACCATGTAGGGTTTGCGCCAGTTATAACAGAAGCTTGGGCGCGATATGGGGAAAAGAGTAAAGAAGACATTAATCCCAATGGGAAGCATATGGTATATGTGGCCGGATCGGATCAAAGAAGTGAAAATATCATACGATTAAGCAAGCCATCTAATTTAGTATGATAGATATACGAATCTTTCAATGTAATACGTGCCTTAAGGGATTCGATCTTTCTTTATCAAAAGGGATAATTTGCTCCAAGTGTGGTAGCAATACATGGCGACAATGGAACGCGCGGCCACCGAAACAGCCACCCTTTTTTTGGCGACTTTTAATGTTGTGGCGTCACAAGGTGTGGATTAGAAATGTTTAAATCATTAATTATACAAATGAGGTAACAAAATGTATGTACAATTATTAGAAGGTATGTCTCCATGGTCAGAAACGACGGCTGGAACAGATTCGGGTGCAACGGCAACTCATGCCGCTGCTACGAATGTTCAACATTTTGTTACTGGCGTTTCAGGTCATGGCGATCAAGATGCTACATTGCAAATTAAGGATGGAAGTACAGTGATGGCAGAATTTAAAATTGATGTTTCAGTTGAAGGAATTTCCTTTAAGCCATGGACGGGCTTGATACCTATCACGCCGGGGGCTGCTTGTAGTGCTGTTATTTCAGCATCTGGATCTGATTGTCAGGTCAATGTTAATGGATTTAGCATCATCAAACCGTAAGGGAGGAAGTCATGGCCAAGGCCAAGTTAATAATTGATCCTACAATACCATCTGCTATACAAAAAAAGTTAGATAGTGGCAAAGAGCACTTGTCAACGGGCGTTGAATTGCCGTTGAGTAAATCTGATAAATCCAAGGTGATTTTTAGTAAAATGGAGTCGCAGAATCCATTGGTTACTGATACAATACACCATGGCGAGTGGCATATTCAGACGGTAGCTCATGAAAAATTGTCATTACTTGGGCGAATTAATGACGAAGAAGAGGTTGGCATTACAGAAGACGATGGTATAATTCTGGATTTTAAGGGAACCCCAGCTGCTGAAATAGCTATTGATATGCGTAGTAATCGTATCATGACGGACACTGAAGCTGAGTCAGAAGAAGAGACTTTAGGCGTTGAATATCCACGATTTACGCGCTTTGATTTTCGCTTGGAAAAGGTGACAATTACTGATGGTCCATCGCGTAGGCAGAAGTTAGTGCAGTCTGCCGATCAAGAGCGGATGGAAGGCGAAACCAATATGTTCGCTACGATGGAAAAATTCTTTGGTCGTATGATGGGAATGCAAACTAGCATGGCTGCAGCGCAGGCTGGTAAGGACTTTGATCCATCTAAGTTTTTCTCTGAAGCAGTGGCCGATATGACCCCTGAGCAAATTGAAGCTCAGGCTCAAATGAAAGAAATAGAAGAAGAAGATGCTGAGCTTGATAAAGCCATTGAGTCTGGTAAGGTGGTGGAGTTTGAGCCCGGCGGTGCTGGCAAAGAAGAAAGTAAAAAATGACCTATAAAGAGCTGAGAGAGCATATCCTTGATATGGCTTCGGAAGAAGCTGGCGATGATTTTGAGGATATGGTAAAAGTGGCTATCAACCTTGTCTACTTTGAATTATTAGAAGAAACAGAGAACGACATAGAGCGTAGAGAGTTTACGCTTACTACAGCGGCCAATCGTTCACAGTATGGATTGCCCATGTACGTAGAGCGCGTTCTAAATTTCGATGATGCTACTGCTAAGTGGCAGATTGAAATGATTTCATCTAATCAATTTGATCGTGAAGAACCCGGAAATATAGACACGGGAACAGCATTCTCGGCTTATCCATTGGGCGATTTTGGAGTAGAACGCCAGCCAGTCGTTTCTTCCGCGTTAAAGTTAACTTCTTCATCAACTGCTGATGATGGGGCTAACTTTAATTGTGTGGCTCGTGGAATGTCCAGTGGCGTATTGACTCGTGATGCGATGGAAATGGATGGGACATCAAGCGTTACATCGTCAACTACTTTTGATGCTAACGGCATGGAAAGGTTTGTTTTGAGCACCTCTCAAAATAAAACTTTTGCAGGGACTGTAACTGTTAAGGATGCGACTGTGACATGTGCAGTAGATACGGGAACTACTGCCTCAACAACTACTACGTTGGTGACCGATACAAGTGGGCTATCAACGACAGATGATACATATAATGGTAAGACGATAACCTTTACATCTGGCGCTTTAAGTGGAACGACCACAACCATAACAGATTATGATGCATCAGATTTAACATTCACCTTTGAGGCCGTAGCTTCTGCCCCTGCTGATGACGTTGCGTTTACTATTGACGGCTGGAAGTTGATGGAGTTGCCACCTTTTTATGGAGATTCTCCAACATATCAATGGTGGGAGTTTCATCCAATTCCTGATGATAAGCGTGATCTTACTGTTCGAGCTATCATGCGTAAGCCACCATTAGTTAATGATGATGACTGGCCTGAAATACCAGAGAACTATCATGACTTGATTATTGAAGGTGCTGCAGCTTCTATCTTACCGGTAGTAGGAAAAACCAGTGCAGCAGATCGTTCTCAGCGTCGCTTTGATAGGCGCTTGAGAAAGTTTGCAGGAAAGACACAAAAGAGGGCAGGGCGTATTCGCTCTTTTGAGAATGTTACAAATGTTTTTGTTAATGTTACTCCGGGATCTCCAACATATCCACGTAATATTCCAACGTAGGCATAAATGGCAGTTGAACCCCAAATAACCCAAGACCTAGCAACGTCGCCTATATTTAGGTTTAGAGGTCAGCGATCTCGTTGGAGGTATCCACATCCACGCTTAGAGCCCGAGGTCTGTGTAAAAGTTTCAAACATTAACTTTTCAGAGTTTGGAACTACCGATAGACGCAGGGGATACGAAAAGTATAGCACATCACAGTTGACTAGCTCGGAGCCAGTTGTGGGACTTCACCAGCAAAAGTTCTTAACTCCTGACGCTACGTACGAAATCATTAATACTCCTGATAAAATCTACGCCGATGCCGCTGGTGCTTCTCGCAAAAACATAACAGGTAGTATTAGCCTTACTGGTGGAGGTAACGATTACGTTCGTAGCGTCTTTATTTTAGATACGGTTGTACAAACAAACGGTATTGATGCTCCGTGGAAATGGCTGGGAGACTATGCTACTCCGACAAATGCAGCGGCACTTACGGCGGCATCTACCTTAGAGCGTTGCAAGGATTTTGTTGTTAATGAGAACTTATTAGTGGCGCTCTATACTCGTGAATCTTCTACATGGTATCCCACTAGAGTTCGTTGGTCTGATATAGACACAAATACATTCCAACCGGATATCAGTAATTGGCCTACTGATAATCGCTATGAGATAGATGAAGGCACGGAAGAAATTGTAGGCGGCATTGATAACTTTGGTCGTGTTCTGATCTTCAAAAGGAATGGAGTGTATCCCGGTTATTTCCAATTTACACAAGGATATATAACCTTCCATCAGGAAGAGCCCAAGTTGGGATTTCGACCAGTGGCAAGAAATTCTATTGTTAAGCGTCCTGATTTTGTATGGTGCGTTGCAGATGATGGTTGTTACATAGTAGATGCAGACCTAAAGGTTCAAAAGGTAACGGATGACATACAGAATGAGTGGGAAGGTTTAAATAAAAGCAGATTGAAGTATGCGGTGTCAACTGTAAGAGTTAAGGACCATCAGGTCAGAACGCTATTGTCTTCTGCTGACAATTCTGCAGGGCATGATTTAATTTTGATTTGGGATTGGGAAACGGGCGACATTGGATTTGATAGGCCGTCTGATGTGATGAATTATATGGTTAATAGATATGATACAAATAACAATGAATTAGATTGGATGGGCGGTGCCCTTTCAGGATATTTGTATGATGGTAATGGTTCAAGTGTAACAACAGACGATGCTACTAATTATTCTTGGGAAATAATAACTGCAGCCAATGACTTGCAGGCTCCAAATAGAGTTAAGATTATAAAAAATGTTACTGTTTGGTATAAAGCAACAGGGGGGAGTCCAACGGCTACTCTTGAAGTTGTTAGAGATCAAGGGGTGCGTAGTACTCGGACTAAGACATTAACATTGGGTGGAGGAACTGTTTATAACGCAGGGAATTTATACAACTCGGGACTTACATGGCCCGGAGGATCAAACCGGAAAGCGAGATTTTTTGTCAACCGTTCAGCTGAGAATGTATCTGTGCGCCTGTATGGAGATGGCGATGCTAACTTGCATGGATATTCTGTAGAATATCTACCAGCTGAGGGGTAGGCTCTGACATGGGGAACTAAACCAGCTTGAAGGAGCGATCAAATGGCTACACCAACTTATACCGATCCTAGTACGCTACCCTCTTCGGGTGGCGATATAGATGCTGAACCATTAGCAAACAGGTTTCAGGGTCTTCACAACTTTTTAAATGAAGCTTCAAATATAGATGAAGATAATGTAGACCTTACTAGTACTAATGGTCTCATGGGTTTGTCTACAGCCCAAGCCGTAACGGGCTTAAAGAGCTTTTCTAATACATCCGCAGCTGCTGGTGGTGTCAGAACTGCTGGTGTATTTCAGCATAATCCTGCCAGTGGTGATGCAGCAGATGCTGATGGCGTAGAGATCATTTTCAGGGGCGATGATGACGGTGGGAATACAGCTGATTATGGCGAAATAGAATGCGTCTTTACTGATACTGCTGTCACTGGAGAAGATTCAGACTTTTTTATAAAAGTACTAGTGGCTGCTACTGCACGTAATGTCTTGAGTATAGGTAGTGCAGGTACAGTATTTAATGAAGACTCACAGGATCTTGACTTTAGAATTGAAACTGACAATATCGCCAACGGATTCTCGGTAGACGCAGGGCTTGACACCTTCTCTTTTGGCGCTGCGGCAGTTGATGACCAGTTCGTTAAGATTGCCACTCCTACGGCAACGCATACTGCCACAACAAATACCTATGCTCTAAATGTTCAGCCCGGAGGAGCGCAAACTATTCCGAGTGGGACGACGGCTTACGCAGGATCGGTAAATATCGAAGAACCGAATCTGACAGCAACTGGAACAGTTACAAATGCATTTACCCTGAGGGTTGGTGGAGCGCCTACAGAAGGTGGCACCACTAATTATGCATTATGGGTAGATTCTGGGGCATCTCAGTTAGATGGAACCTTAGGAGTTGGCGGTGCGCTTAATTTGTCTACTGTTGCAGCGGCAGGGTCAGATACAGATAAGTTCTTAGTTCTTGATAGCTCTGGAAATGTTGACTATCGCACAGGTGCTCAAGTTTTAAGTGATATTGGAGGGGCGTCATCAGCTTCAGGTTCTGGTGATTTTAGTGGCCCCGGAAGCTCCACGGATAATGCCATTGTTCGATTTGATGGTACTGGCGGTAAGACGGGACAAACGTCCAGCGTTCTCATTGATGACAGTAATAATATATCTGGCGTTGGGACTTTGGGATCAGGCGCAATTACAAGTACGGGCGTAGTTACAGGATCGGGATTTACAATTGGCTCTGCTGTTATTGGAGAAGCTGAATTAGAAATACTTGACGGGGCTACTGTTACTACTACCGAGCTGAATCTAATAGATGGAGGCACTGCCAGAGGAACTGATGCGGTGGCCTCTGGTGATGGCATCCTCATTAATGATGCCGGTACGATGAAGATGACCAACGTAGATACGGTCAGTACTTATTTCGCCAGTCATAGTGTAGGCGGTACTAACATTGCCACAGTAGGTACAATTAGCACTGGTGCATGGCAGGGAGACGTTATTGCTTCAGCTTACCTCGACTCAGATACAGCGCATCTTGGTGTAGTCCAGACCTTTACTGCAAATAAGACTTTTACGGGCACTGTTACCGTAGGCGTTGATGATGATGGTAAGGATGTAAAGTTTTTTGGAGAATCTGCTGGTGCGTACATGGAGTGGGATGAGAGTGCCGATCAATTAAGATTGGTTGGCCCGTCAGCTGATGCAGCTGGAAGTTCAGGGAAATTATTACTTGCTACAGCCCAGACGGATGTTCGCGCCAATGATGTCCTTGGACAGATTGAATTTCAAGCACCACTAGAGGCTCAAGATACTGACGCAAGAGCAATTGCCGCCTCTATTAAGGCTATAGCGCAAGACACTTTTACAGCCAGTGTTAATGCCACTGATTTGATTTTTTATACAGGGCATTCTGAAGCGGCCACTGAAAAGTTCAGGATCACCTCTCAAGGGGAGCTGGGCATAGGTGGTGCAAACTATGGATCTGATGGTCAGGTGCTGACTTCGACGGGGGCTGGTACAGCACCGGCATGGGAGGCATTGCCATCATCTGGCGCAACTTTATCTGGATCAACGGACAATGGCTTAGTTACGGCAACTGGTGCTAACGCTATGGCAGCGGAGTCCACTGCAACCTATGACAATAGTCAACTGATACTTCCAGATGGCTCGGTATCCGCGCCTTGTGTAACGAATACGGGCGACCTTAATGCAGGGTTGTATTTCCCCGGCACCGACATAATAGGAATGACAACTGCTGGCACTGAACGA